GGGGGACCTCTCCAAAATGGCACCCCCTATGCATCGCGATGGTCTTCAAAAATTCTCCGGGGGATATTTTTGGAAAATGGCTTCGGTTTTCAGCGGTGCTTGAACAAGCCCACAGGGCGGCATTTACCGGCAAGGACTCTTTTTCGTTCAGCCGTGATCTCCTTTCCGGCTGAGTACGCAATGCGTTACCTCCATTGCCGCGAGTTTTTCTCCACTTGTCGGTAAGCTACTTATGCGGGCTTCTTCAAGCGCCGCTGAAAACCGGTCCAAACATCACAGAAACTGCCACAATTCTAAGCGAGAGGAGGTGTCAAGTGTGGCAAAAGCAACGAAACCTTCCGGCATTCAACCGAGGAAGCGTCGGGCCGCCTTGACACCGGAGGCCAGAGAGAACCAGCTGATCGATTTGGCTGTCAACCTGATTGAAAAGCGTCTGCTGGAGGGGACGGCTTCTTCCCAGGAGGTCACTACCATCCTGAAGCTCGGAACTACCAGGGCACGTCTGGAAAACGAACGGCTTGCCAAAGAGGTGGAGCTGGTCCAGGCCAAGACCGAGGCATACAAGTCCGGAGTCCGGATGGATGAGCTCTACGAAAAGGCCATGGCCGCCTTTAAGCGGTACAGCGGGCAGGACGAGGAGGACGGGGATGAGTATTAGATGTTACTCGGAATTGATCCTTCTCCCCACCTTCGAGGAGCGCTACCGCTATCTTCGTTTGAACGGTGCTGTCGGAGAGGAGACCTTCGGCTTTGACCGGTACATGAATCAGGTCTTTTATCGCTCCACGGAGTGGAAGCAGATCCGGGATGTTGTGATTGCCCGGGACATGGGGTGTGATTTGGGAATTGCCGGACGGGAGATTTACCGTCGGCCACTCATCCACCACATGAACCCAATCCGCCCGGAGGACATTCGGGAGCGAAGAGGGATGATCCTCGATCCCGAGTTTCTGATCACCACAATTCATGAGACGCATCTGGCCATCCATTACGGCGACGAGAACCGGTTGTTCAAGGAGCCGATTACACGCAGACCCAATGATACCTGTCCTTGGAAAAAGTAGAAAGGAGGACTCGATATGGAGAATCATGCTGCCGGTGTTGTGACGAATTGTCTGAGAGCGGCGCTTTATCAAGAGCCGAGAGCAAATTCCAAAGTCCTTACAGTCATTACGGCTCTGACCAGAGTTTCCGTCAATATGGACGAGTCAACAGATGCTTTCTATAAAGTATCGACCTCCAACGGCACCCAGGGGTACTGCATGAAGAAGTTCATCGCAGTCCGCCGGTGAGGAGGCTGTTATGGAGATTTCCGAAAGCATCCTGATATCAATCAAGAAACTGTTGGGCATCGACGAGAGCTACACGCACTTTGACCCGGACATTATCATCCACATCAACAGCGTGTTTTCCATCCTGACGCAAATGGGCGTTGGACCTGCCAACGGTTTCTCAATCTCAGGAAAAGATGAAGTCTGGTCCGGATTTATTCAGGATAAGCCGAACATCTTTTCCTTAGTCAAATCCTACGTTTACATGAAGGTTCGGTTGTTATTTGACCCGCCTCTCAGCTCCGCTGCCATTGAGTCCATCAACCGGCAGATCAGCGAGTTTGAGTGGCGGCTTTTTGTTGCAGCGGACCCCGTGAAGAACACCAGCGGGAAGGAGGAAAGTCAAGATGGAGAATAGCATGCTCCTGCACTACGGCATCAAAGGCATGAAGTGGGGCGTCCGCCGCTACCAGAACAAAGACGGCACCCTGACCGCCGCCGGTGAAAAACGCTATGACCGGGATAAGCGGGAAAACGCGGCTAAGAAGAAGGAGAACCGCATTGATACTTCCAATCCTGATCCGCGGCGCTGGGCTCAGGAGGACTTGGAGCGCTCTAAGCAGGTTGTAGATGCAAGTTCAAATCTTGTACGGGAAGCGAAGAAAATTGAACAGAGTGCTACTTCTAAGCCGACTCCGAAACGGATGGATCTGAGCAAGATGACCGACAAGGAGATGCGGGATAAGATCAACCGGGAGCTTCTGGAGCGGCAGTATAATCAGCTCTTTGCAGAGGTGTCGGAAAGTAGCGTTTCTAAAGGCCGTCAATTCTTTAGGACCTCCTTAAACGCGGCGGAGGTTGTCTTGGGCATGACCGCATCCGCGTTAAGCATTGCTTTGGCAATCAAGAAATTGAACGGCAAGTAATTGGGAGGCTGGTGAACCGATGTTATCCAACACCGCCGTCCCCCGTTACTACGGCGCATTCCGCGATGCGGTCATCCGCGGCGATATTCCGGTCTGCAAGGAAGTTGCCATGGAGATGTACCGGATCGACCGGCTGATCGAGTCGCCCAGCTACTACTATGACGACAGGGCGGTAGAGGGCTGGATCGAGTTCTGCGAGAACGAGCTGACCCTGACCGACGGTTCCGACCTGCATCTTCTGGATACCTTCAAGCTTTGGGGGGAACAGGTGTTTGGCTGGTACTATTTCGACGACCGCTCTGTCTATGTGCCCAATCCGGACGGCAGAGGCGGACGCTATGTGACCAAGCGGATCAAGCAGCGGCTGACCAAAAAGCAGTACCTGATCGTGGGGAGAGGCGCGGCGAAGTCGCTTTACGATTCCTGCATTCAGGCATACTTCTGTGTTGTGGACGGCTCCACCACTCATCAGATCACCACGGCCCCCACCATGAAGCAGGCCGAGGAGATCATCAACCCCATCAAGACCGCCATCACCCGGGCCAGAGGCCCCGTCTTCCAGTTCATGACCGAGGGGTCTTTGCAGAACACCACCGGGTCCCGGGCCAATCGGGTGAAGCTGGCCTCTACCAAGAAGGGCATTGAGAATTTCATTTCAGGCTCCCTGGTCGAAATCCGTCCCATGTCGGTGGACAAGCTCCAGGGTCTGCGCTGCAAAGTGGCTACCGTGGACGAGTGGCTGTCCTCCGCCGACGCCCGGGAGGACGTTATCGGCGCGGTGGAGCAGGGCGCCTCCAAGCTGGACGACTACCTTATTATAGCGACCAGTTCCGAGGGTACGGTTCGTAATGGCGCCGGCGATACCATCAAAATGGAGTTGATGAACATTCTCCAGGGCATCGGGCCTCCGCAGGAGCATGTTTCCATCTGGTGGTACAAGCTGGACTCTGTTGAGGAGGTGGCCTACCCTGATATGTGGCCTAAGGCCAACCCGAATCTGGGAAAGACCGTCACCTATGAGACCTACCAGAAGGATGTGGACCGGGCGGAAACCGCCCCCGCCACACGGAATGATATGCTGGCCAAGCGGTTCGGCCTTCCTATGGAGGGATACACTTACTACTTCACCTACGAGGAGACTTTGCCACACCGCCGGCAGCGGTTTTGGCAGATGCCCTGCTCCATGGGCGCTGATCTCTCCCAGGGCGACGACTTCTGCTCCTTTACGTTCCTGTTCCCTCTTCGGGATGGGTCCTTTGGCGTTAAGTCGCGCAACTACATCACATCGGTGACGCTCCATAAGCTCCCTGCGGCCATGCGGGTCAAATATGAAGACTTCATGGCAGAGGGCAGCTTGATCGTCATGGAGGGGACCGTTCTTGATATGATGCAGGTCTATGAGGATCTGGATGACCACATTATCAACTGCGGTTACGATGTGCGCTGCTTTGGCTATGACCCCTACAACGCAAAAGAATTTGTGGAGCGGTGGGTCAATGAGAACGGCCCGTTTGGGGTCGAAGTGGTTCGACAGGGTGCGAGGACGGAATCCGTCCCGTTGGGAGAGCTGAAGAAACTGGCCGGAGAGCGGATGCTGCTCTTTGACGAAGACCTAATTACGTTTTCCATGGGGAACTGTATCACCATGGAGGATACCAATGGTAACCGCAAGCTGCTGAAGAAGCGGTCTGATCAGAAGATCGACGCCGTGGCAGCTATGATGGATGCCTACATTGCCTATAAGCATAATCCCGAAGCATTTGAATAAAAGAGCTTATAAACTCCTGCGAGAAATCATTTTTTACCGCAGACTCTTAATTGGGTCTGCGGATTTTTTTTATGCCCAAAATCCGAAATACGCTACAAGGAGGTGACCGCGATTGGTAGACGTTTTACAGCATTACGGCGTTCTCGGCATGAAGTGGGGTCTCCGTCGTTACCAGAATAAAGACGGCTCCCTGACTGCTGCCGGCCGGGCCCGGCTCGACAAGAAAGACGAGAAGTGGGCCAAGAAGAAAGGCGACAAAATTACTGAGACCGCCCGGAAGAAGTCATCCAAGGAGCTGGATCGCTATGCAGCAGAACTGCTCCAGAACCCCAATGCTCTGACGAGCCGTGGGAAGCTGAGCGCTGCCACTGTCAATGCCTACAATCGGAAGATGGCCGAAGTGATGTCGCAGAAGGTTTCCGATCTAAGGTCGCCCTCCGGAAAAACGGTTCGGTTTGTGGCAAAGCGCGGAGAGGTGGGAGTCATGATGGCCCTGGCTGATGCCGGGTACGACATGACGCAACTGAAAAACGGCGTATGGACTTCCGGCAAGATTGCCTACCGGAAGACCGTACTGGACAAGGTTTGACGGGTGGTGATGAAGATGAAATACGAACTTAGTCACCACGGCATCAAGGGCATGAAGTGGGGCATTCGCCGTTTTCAAAATGAAGATGGGAGCCTGACCAATGCCGGCCGAAAACGTTATGCCGAGGATGATGGAACGGCTGAGCGGCGAAAATCGGTGGCTAAAAAGGTAGCTATTGGCGCTGCGGCCGTTGCCGGCGTAGTCTTAACGGCCTATTTGGTCAAGAGGCATGGCGCCAAGAAGGCGGCGGAATTTGCGGCAAAAGCTGATACCGGAAAGGCCGCTGTTGAGAAATTGATAGAGTCCAGCTCTGTCATGTCAACGCCGGTCAGTCAGCTCCGGGCATCAAGTTCTGGTGTACGGCCAAACGTAGAAACCGGGAAACGGGTCGCCGAGGAGGTATCCAAGACAATTTCCTCCGTGTCCCGACCGGTAAGTACCATTCAACCTCCTCCGGCCTATGACTTTGAATCCTTGATGAAGCAGAACGACGAGCTTCTCAAGAAGATGTATGCCGATCTGCTGTCATAACGGAGGTGAGAAAAGTGGAAATGGCATTGGGTTCCAGGCTGAAACATGCCTGGAACGCTTTTTTAGGCAATGAATTCTTTGATTACCGCTATTCGCTTGGACCCAGCTACTCCTATCGTCCGGATCGGCCTATTTTCAGCCGTGGAAACGAGAGATCCATCATCACCTCTGTCTACAACCGGATTGCGCTGGATGCGGCCTCAATCGCAATTCAGCATGTTCGATTGGACGATGATGGCCGGTTTGAAGATGTCATTGATTCGACTTTGAATAACTGTCTGTCACTGGAGGCGAACTTGGATCAGACCGGGCGAGCCTTTATTCAGGATGTGGTCATGTCCATGCTGGACGAGGGCTGCGTGGCGATCATCCCAACGGACACCGACATCGACCCCAAGACCGGCTCCTTTAAGATCGAAAAGATGCGAACCGGGAAAATCGTGGAGTGGTATCCCAAGCATGTAAAACTCCGCGTTTATAACGAGGAGCGGGGCGAGAAGGAGGACATCACCCTCCCGAAGAGCATAGTTGCCATCATCGAGAATCCATTTTTCGCGGTGATGAACGAGCCCAACTCTACGATGCAGCGATTGATCCGAAAGCTCAACATTTTGGATGCGATCGACGAGCAAAGCGGTTCCGGAAAGCTCAATCTTATCATTCAGCTGCCCTACGTCATCAAGACGGAAGCGAGGCGTCAACAGGCGGAAAAACGCCGTAAAGATATTGAGGAACAGTTGGCCGGCTCTAAGTATGGCGTCGCTTACACCGACGGCACGGAGCATGTAGTCCAGCTGAACCGGCCCATCGACAACAATCTAATGTCCCAGATTGAATACTTAACGAGCATGCTTTACAGCCAGTTGGGAATCACTCAGGGGATTTTGGACGGGACTGCCGATGACCGGACAAAGCTGAACTACGATAACCGGACGATTGAACCGATCCTATCAGCCATTGTTGACGAAATGAAGAGGAAATTCCTCACCAAAACTGCTCGGTCACAGAAGCAGTCGATTCTGTTCTTCAGAGACCCGTTCAGGCTGGTGCCCATCAACGACATCGCTGAGATTGCCGACAAGATGACTCGCAACGAGATCATGACCTCGAATGAGATCCGGCAGAAGATCGGCATGAAGCCGTCGAAGGACCCCAAGGCGGACGAGCTCCGGAACAGCAACCTAAGCGCTCCGAAAGAGGAGGGCAATCAGCCACCAACAACATCTGAAGGAGGAAAAGTTCAAAATGAGTCTGAAGTATGACTTTAGTGGCTGGGCGACCCGAAACGACCTTGTGTGCGCGGATGGACGAACCATTCGTCATAACGCATTCGAGGATTGTGACGGGAAGACGGTTCCCCTGGTTTGGAACCACCAGCACGATGAACCCGGCAACATCTTGGGCCACGCCCTTTTGGAGAACCGTAAGGACGGCGTCTATGCCTACTGCACGTTCAATGAAACTGAAAGCGGCAAGGCGGCCAAGGAGCTGGTCAAGCATGGGGATATCGCATCCCTGTCCATCTATGCCAATGGGCTGAAGCAGACGCCGTCCAAGGACGTCATGCATGGCGTGATCCGCGAGGTCAGTCTGGTGGTCGCTGGGGCTAATCCTGGCGCCTTCATCGACTTTGTGGATATGGCCCATGGCGAGGGCGGAGAGCAGGAAATGATCCTGTCCGCCTACGAGCCTATTTCCCTGTACCGTCCTGACGAGAAGCCTCCTCTGGTCCACAAGGCCGGCGATAAGACCGATCCCGAGGACGAGAAGAAAGAGGACAAGCCTAAGGATGACGGTAAAGAGGAGAAGGCCAAGGACGAGAAGACCGTTCAGGATGTCGTGGATAGCATGACCGAAGAGCAGAAGACGGTCATGTATGCCCTGATCGGCGCCGCTATGGAGGAGCTGGACTCTTCCGAGGGCAGCGAGGATGACGAGGACGACCCCGATAAGAAATCTGACAACACCAAGGGAGGAAACAAGACCATGAAGCACAATGTTTTTGAGCAGCGCGAAGAGTCTCAGGACACTGTTCTGAGCCACTCCGACCGTAAGGCCATTATCGACCTGGCCAAGAGCAACAGCGTGGGCAGCCTCCGGACTGCCCTGAAGATCTATGCTGAGCAGAACGAGCTCAAGCACGGCATCGACAACATCGAGAGCCTGTTCCCCGATTTCAAGGATCTGCGTCCGGGCGCTCCCGAGCGGGTCACCCGCGACCAGGGCTGGGTCACTGTGGTCATGCAGAAGGTCCACAAGAGCCCCATCAGCCGTATCCGCACCCGTCAGACCGATGCCCGCAACGATAACATCCGGGGTCATGGTTACCAGAAGGGCAAGCGTAAGCAGCCTGCCGGCAACATGAACGTGATCACCCGGACCACCGACCCGCAGACCGTGTACCGTACTGATGCTCTGTACCGGGATGACATCGTCGACATCACCGATTTCGACGTGGTGGAGTACCAGTATGCTACCATGCGGGAGAACCTGAACGAAGAGGTTGCCACCGCCATCATGATCGGCGACGGCCGTGAGCCCGACGATGAGATGAAGATCTCTGAGGATCACATCCGCTCCATCTGGAACGACAATGACCTCTACACCATTCACTATGACGTGGACATCGAGGCCGCCCGCTCTGAGATCCAGGGCAGCCGCACGGACATGAACTTCGGTGAGAACTACATCTATTCCGAGGCCATCATCACCGCCGCGCTGTACGCCCGTGAGAAGTACAAGGGGACCGGCACTCCCGATTTCTTCTGCACGCCTCACCTGGTCAACGTGATGCTGCTGGCTCGCGATATGAACGGCCGCCGCATTTACACTTCCCGTGCCGATCTGGCCGCTGCGCTGAACGTTGGCGAGCTCCACACTGCCGAGCAGTTCGAGGGCCGTGCCCGTATGGACAGCGAGGGCAAGCAGCACAAGCTCCTGGGCCTCTTCGTCAACCTGGCGGACTACACTGTTGGCTCCACCAAGGGCGGCGAGATTACCCGGTTCGATCAGTTCGACATCGACTTCAACCAGCAGAAGTATCTGATCGAGACCCGTATGTCCGGCGCTCTGACCCGGGTTTACTCCGCCATCGCTCTGGAGGAGCCCGTTCCTACCAGCGCTGGTGGTGGCCAGGGTTCCGGCGGTCTGGGCGGCTAAGGAGAGAATTCAAAATGGCGAAATTTTATGGATCGGTAGGCTATGCTGACACCGTTGAGACTGCTCCTGGCGTGTATGAAGAGAAGATCGTCGAGTATCCGTACTATGGCGATTTGACTCGGAATACACGCCAGCTTCAGTCTGGGGAAACACTCAACGATGACATCAACATCGCGAATGAGATCAGCATAGTCGCCGATCCATTCGCCAGAAAGAACTTCCACAAGATGCGGTATGTGGTGTTCATGGGTGAGAAGTGGAAAATCTCCAAAGTTGAGGTGGGCTATCCTCGTCTGATCTTAACGATTGGAGGGATCTACAATGGGTAGCAGACTTCAACTCCATACTGCTTTATGCGGAATTCTTGGGTGCCCGGAACGCGGAGATGCGTGCCGGGTTTATTTCCAGCCTCCGGAGAATCTGAAGATCCAGTATGACTGCATCATCTATGAACGAAGCGAGATCGAGGCCATTCATGCGGATAACGCGCCTTATCGCCTGTTGGATCGCTATCAGGTAACGCTCATTTACAAGAATCCTGACAGTGATCTTCCTCATCGAATCGCCATGCTGCCCATGTGCGTCCATGACCGCCACTTCACAGCCGACAATCTAAACCACGACGTTTTCAACCTGTACTATTAAAAGGAGGAAATCCGAAATGAGTAAAATCGTATGGGACAAGACCGGTGAGCGTTTCTACGAAACCGGTGTTGATCATGCCGTTCTCTACCCCATCGACGCTGAGGGCCTCTATAATGGTGGCGTGGCCTGGAATGGTATCACCGCCATCAACGAGAGCCCTTCTGGGGCTGAGCCCAACAACCTGTATGCCGACAACATCAAGTATTTGGTGCTGGTGGGCGCCGAGGACTTCGGCCTGACCATCGAGGCCTATACCTATCCCGATGAGTGGGAGCAGTGCGATGGCTCTGCCGAGATTGCTCCTGGTGTTCTGGCCGGCCAGCAGAATCGCAAGATCTTTGGTCTGAGCTACCGCACCAAGCTGGGCAACGACGTGGATGGTCAGGACCACGGCTACAAGCTGCACCTGGTCTATGGCGGTCTGGCCTCTCCCTCCGAGCGGGGCTATCAGACGGTCAACGACTCCCCCGAACCCATCAACCCCAGCTGGGAGGTCACTACGACTCCTGTGGATGTGCCCGGCTTTAAGCCTACTGCCCGTCTGATCATCACCTCCACCAAGGCTGACCCGGCCAAGCTGAAGGCGCTGGAGGACATCCTGTATGGCACCGAGGAAACGGAGCCCCGTCTGCCTCTGCCCGAGGAAGTTATCGAACTGCTCAAGAGCGCCGTCACCGTGGTCACCTCCGCCGAGAGCGCCGACGCCACTCTGCTCGGCAAGAAGGTCTCCGACCTTCAGAGCAATGTCGTGGTCGGCGAGGATACCATCTCCGGCAGCCTGAAGCATGTGACCGGCTACACCGGGTTCAGCAGCAAGACCTCTGAGCAGGAAGGCCATTACCTGGCTCTGAAGTTTGATGTGACTCCGGCCGACGCCGTTACCACCGTGGAGCTGGTGGGCGGCACTAAGGGGCCTGTGACTCTGGACGCGGACAAGAACATCGTTCTGCTGATCAAGAGCAACACTACCCAGAGCATTAAAGTGGTTTCCACCAAGGACGGCTCTTCTGTCACCAAGACCTACACTCTGACTGGCCTGACTCTGGAGGCCTAAGTAATCAAACCGCAAAGCGGGGCTCTCTTCACCGAGGGCTCCGCTTTCTTTTATTTTTGAAAGGAGAAAAACTGCAATGCTGAAGCTGACAAGGACTTATAACGACTACAATGGCGCCTCCCGCACCGAGGACTTTTATTTCAATCTGACCCAGGCCGAAGTGACCGAGATGGAGCTCTCCGTGGACGGCGGTCTGGTAGAGATGATCAACCGCATCGTCGCGGCCCAGGATGGGAAGCAGATCATCGCCGTCTTCAAGGATGTTATCCTGCGGGCCTACGGCGAGAAGTCCCCCGATGGGAAGCGCTTTATCAAGAGCCAGGAGCTGCGGGACGCCTTCGCCCAGACCGAGGCGTACAGCGACCTCTTCATGGAGCTGGCCACTGACGCGGAGGCCGCTGCCAGGTTCATCAACGGCATCATCCCCCAGGGGAAGAAGTCTCAGGCGCCTTCCAGCTCTCCGGCTCCTCAGAACTGAGCATGATTGGGGAGATCAGAGATGTTGGAAATTGTGATACCAGAAACCGAGCAGTATGACGAGGCGAATGGCTGTTTTATCACGACCAAGAAGCAGGTGCTTCGACTGGAACACTCTCTGGTCTCCCTTTCAAAATGGGAGTCAAAGTGGCATAAACCTTATTTGTCCCGAAAGCCAAAGTCCCAGGAGGAGCAAATCGACTATATCCGGTGCATGACTTTGACCCAGAATGTGGACCCCAACGTCTACACCGCCATTACGCCTCAGATCCTGAAGACGGTCAACGCCTACATCGACGATTCCATGACGGCCACCACCTTCTCTAAAAGACAGCGAGGACGGTCGAACAATGAGATCGTCACAGCGGAGATCATCTACTACTGGATGATTTCCCATCAGATCCCCTTTGAGTGCCAGAAATGGCATTTGAATCGGCTCATGACGCTGATCAACGTGTGCAGCGCGAAGAACGGGCCGCAGAAGAAAATGAGCCAGAAGGAGATCTTTGCACAAAACCGTGCGCTGAACGCCGCACGCAGGAAGAGAACACATTCGAGAGGATGATATTCATGTCGGAAGCAACCATTTGGAGTTTCTTGAAGAAGAAAGGCCTCTCGGACTGCGGAGTGGCCGGCCTGATGGGAAATCTCTACGCCGAGAGCGGTCTGAAACCAACCAATCTCCAGAACACCTACGAAAAGAAGTTGGGAATGTCTGATGCGGACTACACCGCTCAGATAGATGCCGGAATCTATCAGGATTTTGTTCACGACAGCGCCGGCTACGGCCTCGCTCAGTGGACGTTCTGGAGCAGAAAGCAAAATTTGCTTGCTTTTGCTCTGAGCAGAGGAAAGAGCATCGGCGATCTGGAGATGCAGTTGGATTTTCTCTGGAAGGAATTGACCGAGAGCTATGCCTCTCTGGTCAACATCTTGAAGACCGCCACATCTGTCCGGGCGGCCTCCGATGCTGTGCTGGTGCAGTTTGAACGCCCGGCAGACCAGAGCGAGACGGCCAAGGCCCGGCGCGCCTCTTACGGACAGAAATATTATGACCAATATGCCGGAAAGGAGGGCGCATCTGCAATGAGCAACAGCCCATTGGTCTCTTACACAAAGCTGTCGCCCAATCATTCCGGAAAGCGGAATCATGTGATCGATACCGTTTCGATCCACTGCATGGCGGGGAATCTGACTGTGGAAACCTGCGGCAATCTTTTCGCGAATCCCAGCCGGAAAGCGAGCAGCAACTACGGAATTGGAAGCGACGGCAGGATCGGTCTCTATGTGGAGGAGTGCAACCGTTCCTGGTGTACCTCTTCCAGTTCCAATGATAACCGTGCCATTACCATCGAGGTGGCAAACAACGGCGGAGCCGACCAGGGATGGCCGGTATCCGATGCGGCCTACAATTCTTTGATTGCCCTTCTGGTGGACATCTGCCAGCGGAACGGCATCAAGAAACTGCTTTGGAAGGCCGATAAGTCTTTGATTGGTCAGGTGGACAAGCAGAACATGACGGTTCACCGCTGGTTTGCGGCAAAGGCCTGCCCCGGAGATTGGCTTTATAACCGCCATGGGCAGATCGCCGCCGAGGTCAATGCAAAATTGTCTGGGGAGGACGACGATATGGATCAAGCAAAATTCAATGAGATGTTCAGTGTGGCCATGACGAATTATCTGAAAGGCCTTCAGAACAATAACTGTGGCGATTGGTCCCAGGCGGCTCGGGACTGGTCTACTAATTCTGGGCTCTTTGCCGGGAATGGGACCACGGTTGACGGCAAGCCGAACATGATGTGGCCTTCGGGGCTGACACGGGAGCAGGCGGCCCAGCTTTTCTATCGGTTTGCGCAGATGGTGGGGCTTGCATGATGAAAAGCAGGAGAAGCCGTGCCGGAGGCAAAACCGGAAGGAAACCCGACCTTTCACAATTTTCAAAATGGATGATTGCCGACATTCGTCCGCTCCTGTGGATCGTGACGATCGGCGGTTTTTTATTGGCCTTTTATTGCGTCCACGAGGGTTACACCGGCGCTCTGCCCTGGATCGGGGCCATGGTAGGTCTCCCCTGGACGGCGCATGGCGTTGTGTGCAGTTTCTATCTGAACCTGTGCAAATCGGACCATCGGGAAGGCGGAATCACCTTTGAAACCGCAAAGGCCTCGAATTTTAATGTGAATGTTTCGGAAACGCCTGTCGGCTCCGTGGAGAGCCCGGCGATTTAAGGAGGAAACAATATGAATTATACGGAAGTCGTTTCGACGTTGCTGATGATTATTGGCGGGGTTACGATCCTGACCAATATCATTGTGCAGGTGTTCAAGACGGTGACATGGGATAAGATCCCCACGAACTTCTTCGCGCTTATCGTGTCGGAGGCGCTGACCCTGGCCGCCGGCGCCGCTTATGCGCAGATTCAGGGAATCGCAATTACTTGGTATCTGGTATTTGCGGCCGTTGTGGTTGGTCTTTTGTCCGCCTATGCGGCCATGCTGGGCTATGACAAACTGGTCGAGGCGCTTAAGAACTGGCCTAAGAAAACTGAATGATAGGAGGAGCCGGCAGTGATTCGTTTCAGACACAAGGGTGATTTTTCCAAGCTGACCCGATTTCTGGAAAGAGCGAAGGAAGCCGTTCATCTCGGCGATCTGGATAGGTTTGGCCGAGCCGGAGTGGCCGCCCTTGCGTCTGCAACGCCTGTCGACTCCGGAGAAACGGCAACATCCTGGTATTACGAGATTACCAATAAGAACAACACCATCACCATCTCATTTCACAATTCCAACATTCAAAATGGAGTTCCCATCGCTATCATCCTGCAATATGGGCATGGCACTGGGACTGGAGGCTGGGTACAGGGAAGAGATTATATCAACCCTGCTATCCAGCCCATTTTTGACCAAATAGCAAACTACGCTTGGAAGGAGGTCACACGGTCATGAGCAGGACCATCGACGAGAGAGTCGTTGAGATGCGATTTGACAACAGGCAGTTTGAGCAAAATGTGCAAACCAGTCTGTCAACACTCGACAAACTCAAACGGGGTTTGGATCTGGACGGTGCTGCCAAAGGCCTTGAGAACCTGGGCACCGCTGCGAAGAAGTGCGATATGTCCGCCCTTAGCAGTTCCGTCGAGACGGTTCGGGCGAAGTTCTCGGCGTTTGAAATCGTTGCCATGACGGCTCTTTCCAACATCACAAATTCCGCCCTAAATACGGGTAAGCAGCTTGTATCCGCCCTTACGATCGACCCGATCAAAACTGGTTTCCAGGAGTATGAAACCCAGATCGGTGCAATTCAAACTATTCTGGCCAACACCCAGCATGAAGGGACCAATCTTCAGCAGGTAAACCGGGCGCTGGACGAGCTGAACACCTATGCGGACAAGACGATCTACAACTTCACAGAGATGACCCGGAACATCGGCACCTTTACCGCGGCTGGCGTGGATCTTCAGACCTCAGTGGACTCCATTAAGGGTATTGCCAACCTGGCTGCTGTTTCGGGCTCTACCTCTCAACAGGCCTCTACGGCGATGTATCAGCTTTCCCAAGCGTTGGCCGCGGGCAGAGTATCCCTGATGGACTGGAACTCGGTGGTCAACGCCGGCATGGGCGGCAAGGTGTTCCAGGATGCTCTGGTTCGGACTTCTGAGTTGCTGGGCACTGGGGCACAGAACGCCATCAACATGTATGGTTCCTTCCGGGAGTCCCTTACCAGAGGCGAGTGGCTTACCACCGAGGTCCTTACCGAGACTTTGAAGCAGTTTGCCGGAGCGTACACCGAGGCCGATTTGATTCAGCAGGGTTTCACGGAGGCTCAGGCGAAAGAGATCGCTCAGATGGCGCAGACGGCCGAAGACGCCGCTACCAAAGTAAAGACGTTCACGCAGTTGTGGGACACGCTGAAGGAAAGCGCGCAGTCTGGATGGACCGCGACGTGGGAGATTTTGGTTGGCGACTTTGAAGAAGCCAAGGAACTGCTGACCGAGATTTCCAACACCATTGGCGGTGTCATCAGTGAATCTGCCCAGGCGAGAAATGAGTTTCTCAGCGGCGGCCTTAGTTCGGGCTGGAAACAGCTGCTGGACCAGGGTATCGCTGACGAGGCTGGCTTTATCGAGTCGATCCAAATGGTGGCCAGAGAGAGCGGAGACGCCTTTGACCAGCTGGTGGCTGATTCCGAGAGTTTCACCGATGCGCTGAAGCAGGGTTTGACCGACGGTGTGATTTCTTCTGAAACCTTGTCGGATGCCGTCTTCGACCTTCAGGGAAAAATGTCTGGGATGTCCCAGGAAGAGCGCAAAGCTGCCGGGTACACCTCGGAGATGGTGGAGCAAATCGAAACGCTGGCTGACGGCCTTCGGGATGGCTCGATCTCTATGGACGAGTTCACGGAGAAAATCTTGAAGCCGTCTGGTCGGGAAAACTTGATTGAGTCGATTTGGAATGCTGCCAAAGGATTGGTAAGCGTCCTCACCCCGATCAAGGATGCGTTTCGTGATATTTTCCCACCTGCCACCTCTGACCAGCTGTATGCGCTGACTGAGACACTGCGCAACTTTTCCGAGCGTTTGACCATTTCAGATGAAACGGCGGATAAGTTGCAGCGAACCTTCAAAGGCCTCTTCTCCGTTCTGGATTTGGGCCGTCAGGCGATTATGGCCGTGGTCAATGCCATTATGCCTATGGCTGGCGGCGTGGGGTCTCTTGCAGACGGAATTCTCACTGTAACCGCCACGATTGGTGATTTCCTGACTGGCATCAATGACGCGGCCAAGAGAGGTGAAGTTTTTAATAAGGTGGCCCAGGGCATCTCTGATGTTCTGGGTTTTGTTGTGTCCGGAATCCAAAACTTCATTGGGGTTCTTGGTGACGTCTTTGCTGTTCCCGGCCTGGAGGCGTTTCAGGCGTTGCTTGGGCGTATTCAGGAACGGATTGGGCAGGTCATCGACGCTGTCAGCAGTCTTGGGTTCGGTGTTGATGACGCCGTAAATACCATGGACTCCGCCGTTGGAAACAGTAAGTTCCTGCAAATGCTTCAAAGCCTGTTCAACGGTGTAAAGACCATCGCCAGTGGCATTATTGCGGTTCTTGGTGGGTTGTCCACTACGCTGATAGACGCCATTGGAAATGCCGATTTCAGCGGAATCATCGATTTGCTGAATGGTATCTCTCTGGGCGGCATCGCTGTTGGTATCACCAAATTCATGAACAGCTTGACGAAGTCTTTCGACGATGTTGGCAGCCTTCTTGATAATGTGAAAGGCATTCTGGATGGTGTTCGAGGTTGTTTCGAGGCCTACCAGACTCAGTTAAAGGCCGGAACCCTTTTGAAAATCGCCTCGGCTATCGCAATTCTTGCGGCCTCTATTGTTGCGATCTCCTTGATCGACAGCAGTAAATTGACAACCTCTCTTGGAGCCATCACTGTACTGTTCGCAGAATTGATGGCCTCTATGGCTATCTTCAGCCGTATCAGTGGGGAAGTCAAGGGCGTCGTTAAGGGAACTGCGGCTATGATTGGGGTTTCCACCTCAGTCCTTCTGCTGGCCTCCGCTCTGAAGAAAATCTCCGACATCGAACCGGAGCAGATGGTGGTCGCGCTTACCGGGATCGCTGGACTGATGACTGCGATGGTGGCCGCCGCCAAAGTTTTGGGAAGCGGCTCTGGAACTGTTATCAAGGGCGCCGCGCAGATGGTCGTCTTTGCTGGCGCAATCAAAATGCTTGCCTCTGCCTGTATCGATTTGGCGCAGTTGGACTTCGCCGGATTGGCGAAGGGGTTGACTGGCGTCGGAGTCCTGATGGCGGAGGTTTCTCTGTTCACCAAAAAGGTCGCTATTAACAAGGGCGCTATGGCTACTGCGACCGGAATACTGGTTCTGGCTAGCGCCATGAAGGTTTTTGCCTCGGCCTGTAAGGATTTTGGGCAGATGGATGTGGGCGAATTGGTCAAAGGGCTGAGCTCTATCGGGGCTCTTCTTCTGGAGATCACCGCCTTCACCAAACTGACCGGAAACGCACAGGGGCTTATCTCCACCGGCCTTGCCATGATTGAGATTGGCGCGGCTATGAAGATATTTGCCTCCGCTATGGCGGACTTTGGCGGTATGTCTTTGGAGGAGATCGGTAAGGGTCTTCTGGCGATGGGCGGTGCGCTGGCGGAAGTGGCCATCGCTATGCGGGCCATGCCGAAGAACCTGATTGCAACCGGTGCAGGACTGGTTACAGTTGGCGCTGCGCTGAATGTCCTGGCAGAAGCCCTTGGCAAAATGGGCGGTATGAGCTGGGAAGGCATCGCAAAGAGTCTTGTTGCCATGGGCGGTGCTTTGGCTGAACTGGCAATCGGTCTGAATTTCATGAACGGGACGCTGGCTGGTTCCGCAGCCATGCTTGTGGCTGCCGGCGCTCTGGCCGTCCTGACTCCTGTGCTCTTTACCCTTGGAAGCATGAGCTGGGAGTCTATTGCAAAGGGGCTTATCACAGTTGCCGGTGCCTTTACCGTGATTGGTGCGGCTGGCGCGATCTTGACCCCTCTGCTCCCCACCATTCTCGGACTGGGTGGCGCTTTCGCTTTGATCGGCGTTGGCATTGCTGGCCTTGGCGCGGGGCTGCTGCTTGTGGGAACTGGGTTGACTGCTATCGCAGTCGGTATTACGGGCCTGGCTACTTCTTTGGGCGCCGGCGTGACCATCATTGTGGCCGGATTGACGTCCATCATCACAGGTATTGCCGCGTTGATTCCTGCGATTGCTCAGCAACTGGGCGAGGCAGTCATCGCCTTTGCCGAGGTCATTACCAATGGGGCCCCGGCAATCGGGAACGCGGTTAAAGCGTTGGTTCTCACATTGGTCGATGTTCTGGTCGAATGTGTTCCAGCTATCGCTGACGGCGCTTTAGAGCTGGTTGCCGGTGTCCTCGCGGCCCTGGCGACTTATACACCGCAGATCGTTGACTCCATCATGCTGTTCCTGATCGAAATCATCGACGGCTTGGCGCGCAATCTTCCGACACTGATCCAATCGGTGGTTAATCTGTTGATGTCCTTCTTCTCTGGAATCGTATCTGCTTTGGGGAGCATCGACACCGATGCACTTCTGAAGGGTATTGCCGGAATTGGGCTTCTCAGCGGTATCATGGTGGCTCTCGGTGCCTTGGCCGGTCTGATCCCCTCTGCTATGGTGGGGGTGCTTGGGCTTGGTGTGGTAATGGCAGAACTCGCTGTTGTACTGGCGGCCATTGGCGGCTTGGCTCAGATTCCGGGCCTCGATTGGCTGATCGGGGAAGGCGGCAAGCTGTTGCAGACCATCGGCAACGCTATTGGCGGATTCGTCGGGGGCATTGTCGGTGGATTTATGAGTGGCGTCTCCAGCTCCTTCCCACAGATCGGTGCCGACCTCGGAGCATTTATGACCAATGTGCAGCCGTTTATCAACGGAGCAAAGAGTATCGACGCCTCCATGCTGGACGGTGTTAAAGCACTTACTGAGGCGATTCTGCTTATTACAGCTGCCGATTTGCTGGAGGGCCTGACCTCTTGGTTGACTGGAGGTTCTTCCCTATCCGACTTTGCCGAGCAGCTTGTCCCCTTCGGCGAGGCGATGGTACAGTTCTCCAACAGTATTACCGGGCTTGACGGTGATTTGGTCAGTACGGCGGCAATCGCTGGAAAAACCTTGGCAGAGATGGCCGCGACGCTGCCCAACAGTGGCGGCATTGTTGGTTTCTTTGCCGGGGAGAATGATATGGGCGAGTTTGGAAACCAGTTGGTTGGTTTCGGCGAGTCCATGATGAAGTTTGCGGCAAGCATCAAGGGGCTGGATACCGATGCTGTGACCAATGCGGCTACCGCAGGTAAGGCTATGGCAGAAATGGCGGCTACACTTCCGAACACAGGAGGAGCTGTTACTTTCTTCACCGGCGACAATGATATGAATGCCTTTGGTGATCAACTGGTGCCCTTCGGTGAAGCAATCAAAGCCTACTCCGACGCTGTGACCGGGTTGGATGTGGACGCAGTGAAGAACTCTGCCATTGCCGGGCGGGCCATGTCTGAACTGGCAGCTACACTTCCGAACACGGGAGGGGCTGTTGCTTTCTTCGCTGGCGATAATGACATGGCGACGTTCGGCGACCAGTTAGCCTCCTTCGGCGAGTCCATGAAGAATTATTCAAAATCGGTTAGCGGTCTGGATGGAGATGCCGTTGCTAACTCGGCTGTTGCCGGAAAAACTCTTGTGGAATTGGCAAACACCATCCCCAATACCGGAGGCTTGGTAGCCTTCTTTACCGGCGATAATGACCTGGAAACTTTCGGCGATCAGTTGGTGCCCTTTGGAGAGGCGATGAAGGCCTATTCCGACAGTGTGACCGGTATGGACAGTGAAGCGGTGACGGCTTCTACTACGGCGGCGAAAGCATTGGCAGAGCTGCAAGCTTCTCTGCCTAATATTGGCGGGGTGGTGGACTTCTTTACCGGGGGCAATGACTTGGAGACATTCGCAAACGGTCTGCTCCCCTTTGGAGAGGGTATGAAAGCCTATGCCGATTCCGTGGCTGGGATGGACACAGGGGCGGTATCCGCTTCTGTTACTGCGGCCCAGGCCCTTGCCGCGCTTCAGGCGTCTCTCCCCAGCGTGGGCGGCGTGATGGAGTTCTTCACGGGCGGAAATGACCTTGGTACATTTGCCGACGGCGTTCTCGCTTTTGGCGAGGCGATGAAGTCCTATGGTGATGCTGTTTCCGGTATTGACACCGGGGCCGTATCCGCCTCTGCCGTGGCGGCTCAGGCATTGGCCCAGCTGCAAGCATCTCTTCCCAATGTTGGAGGCATTATGGAGTTCTTCACCGGCGGGAATGACCTCAGCAAGTTCTCCGAGGGCGTTATTCCTTTCGGTGAGGCGATGAAGTCCTATGGAGAGGCTGTGGCCGGCATCAATGCCGACGCCGTGGAGGCGTCCGGAGTCGCGGCCCAATCCTTGGCGAAACTCCAGGCTACTTTGCCGCAGGTCGGCGGGGTCATGGAGTTCTTTACCGGAGGAAACGACCTCGGCAAGTTCGCAGAGGGCATCGTACCTTTTGGAGCGGCTATGAAATCCTATGGAGAGGCTGTGGCGGATATTAAAGCCGAAGCGATTACTGCGTCGGCTGTTGCTGCTCAGTCCCTGGCGCAGCTCCAGGCCGATCTGCCCAATGTGGGCGGCGTCATGGCGTTCTTCAACGGGAGTAACGATCTTGGCACTTTCGCGGCTGGCATCGTGCCCTTTGGTGCGGCAATGAAATCCTACGGCGACGCCGTGGCCGAAATCAATGCAAACTCTATTACTTCCTCTGCGGTGGCCGCTCAGTCGCTGGCAAAGCTGCAAGAGTCCCTTCCCCTGGTAGGCGGCGTGATGACCTTCTTCAACGGAAGCAATGATCTGGCCACCTTTGCCGCCGGAATCGTACCCTTTGGCGCGGCTATGAAGTCTTACAGCGATGCCGTGGCCGACATTAACCCAACTGCTGTTGAAAGCTCTGCCTCCGCCGGACAAGCCCTGGTGGAGCTGGCAAATACTCTGCCAAATACCGGAGGATTGGTCTCCTTCTTTACAGGAGGAACCGATCTTGCCGCATTTGGGGACGACCTCACCGCCTTTGGAGCAGATCTGGCCGCCTATGCGGAGGCTATTAAAGATGTGAAGCCGGAAGCAGTAACGGCCTCGGCCAATGCTGCAAGCGCCTTGTCTAATCTGGCGACGGGTCTTCCCGACAGCAGTCTGTTTGACCAGTGGTTCGGTGGAGATCAGACCTTGGCCTCCTTTGGCGCGGATATCTCTAAGTTTGGCTCTTCCATGAAGGATTACTACAACGAGGTATCCGGCATCGACATCGGCAAATTGTCCGACGTCATTACCCAGGTTTGGGATCTGATCGACCTGGCGGAAGGGGTCAACGGCATCAACACCAGCGGTCTGACTAATTTCGCCGACAGCATGAAGAAGATGGGGGACACCGGGATCTCCGGATTCACCGAGGCCTTCTACAACTGCGGCGACACCATCAACAGCGCCGTGGTCAGCATGCTGTCTTCTGTCAGCGGCTCCATTACATCGAATATTTCTGTGGCGAGTTCCGCCATGGAGACGCTCGTGGAGTCGATGGCAAACATTGTTGATAGCAAAGTTATCGTGATCGAGGACGCGATCGAGGGGATGATGCGAAACATCGGAACCACGATCACAGCATCCTCCAACACTGTGAAAACAGCGATGGGGACTGTGGTCACAGCGGCCGCGTCCAAAATCAACACTATGAAGCCCGAGTTCGAGACCGCCGGTGAGAATGCCGGTCAGGGTTTCGTCAACGGCATCCGGTCTAAGTTCGGCGCCTCCAGTTCTGCGGGCCGCAGCCTGGGTCTGGCCGCGCTCAACGCGGCGAAGAAGGCCCTGGACAGCCATTCTCCTTCCCGGGAGTTTATCTACCTGGGCGAGAACATCGGCGAGGGTCTGGCCATTGGCGTGAACAACAGCATAGTCCCGGCCGCCCAGGCGACCTCCAACATGATTGGGGAAGTTATCGATGTCAGCAACAAGGGTATCGACGCCTGGAAGGACTGGGTCGACGAGAAGACCTATTACGACGAGCTGAGCCTGAAAGATCAGCTGGCCGGATGGGAGAATCTTCAGAAGCAGTACAAAGCCGGTTCCGAGGAGCGCAAGGAGATCGACCGTGAGGTCTATCGACTTCAAAATGAACTGGTGGCGTCCACCTATCAGGCCTCCATCGACTGGATCGAGGAGGAGAAATACTACAACCGCCTGAGCACCGAGGAGGAATTGGCCGCCTATGAGCGGATGCAGTCCCGATACATGGAAGGCAGCGAAGAGCGGATGGAGATCGACCGGAAGGTCTATACCCTTCGTAACCAGCTTATGGACGAGTCCTATCAGAACTCCATGGACTGGATCGAGAAAGAAAAGAACTACGGTCGAATGAGCCTTGCCGATGAACTGGCGGCCTATAAGCGCGTCCAGAGCCGGTATGCAGCCGGTACGGAAGAGCGCGAGGAGATGGACTTGAAGGTCTATCAGCTGGAGAAGGAGATCTATGAGGCTCAGCAGCAGTACATCGCCGATGTGCAGGAGGTTCAGGAATCCGCCAATCAGAAGCGCATTCAGCTGGAGCAGGAGTATGCCGACAAAGTCCAATCCATCAATGAGCAGCTGGAACGGGATATTCAGTCTCTGAATGACCAGTACCAGAACGCTGTGGAGTCCCGCACCAACAGCCTCTATCAGTCCTACGGCCTCTTTGACGAGGTGACGGAGAAGGAGGCGGTCAGCAGTGACACGCTGATGAAGAATCTGGAGGGGCAGGTCCAGGAGTTTGGCGAGTGGCAGGATATTCTGGGTCAGCTCTCTGCAAGGGGCGTTGACTCGGAGTTGATTTCCGAGCTCCAGGAGATGGGACCCTCCGCTATCGAGGAGATCCGGGCGCTCAACTCCATGAGCGACGATGAACTGGAGAAGTACGTGTCTCTCTGGTCCATCAAGCATGCTCAGGCCCGGGAACAGGCCGTCAGTGAGCTGGAAGGTATGCGCATCGAAACCCAGGAGCAAATCGCTCAGCTGCGCATCGATGCCGAAGTGGAACTGGAGGAGTATCGGCTTACCTGGCAGGAAGAAATGGCTCAGTTGGAGGCAGATACCAGCAGTCAGCTGGCGTCGCTCCGTCAAGAGTTTGCGGAAAACGTGGGCCTGATCAAAAAGGACACCGAGGCCGAGATGAAGGAAATGACTGCGGTTGCCACAAAGATCCTGTCCGAAGCCGGATGGACCGAAACAGGTCAACAGATTCCCGCTGGTCTTGCGCAGGGCGTTGCCATGTCGAAATCCACTTTCCTGGACGAGTTGACCAATATGGCGCTCGCCGGTGTGGAGGCAGTCAAGAGCACACTGGAGATCAACTCTCCCTCCCGGGTTTTCCGGGAGCTGGGTAACTTCACGGGCCTCGGCTTTGTGAATGGCCTTGCGGATTATGCGGAGAAATCCTATGCCGCAGGCGCTAATATGGCGGATTATGCGACGGATGGGCTCTCCAACGCCATGTCCATTGTGGCAGACCTTCTCAATGGCGACATGGATACCCAGCCTACAATTCGTCCCGTGCTTGACCTTTCTAATGTGATGCACGGCGCGGAGCACCTCGACAGTCTATTCTATCCGCAGCGGACCATTGGACTTGCCGGGCAAGCTAGTTTGGCGTTTGCCGAGTCTGGCAGAAATGGTGGAACAACGGTCAATGTGGACAACGACGATGTTGTGGAGGAGCTCCGTGCTCTGCGCAGTGAAATGGCGGAAATGACAGAGCGGATGGAGCGGATGCGGGTCGTGCTGGATACCGGTACTCTGGTCGGTGAGATGGCAGGGCCTATGGACAATGCCCTCGGACAGAGGGCGGCACGCAGAGGAAGGGGGAACTAAGCTTGTACCACTCGGTTACCTTTGGGGATAAAAACTCTTGGGACGACTGGAGGCTTGTCCCCTCCTCTCGGCCTCTCTTCAATCCTCCGGCCCAGAAGGTGACGACGCTGGATATACCCGGTGGGGATGGGGTGATCGACTTATCCCAGTCTCTCACCGGGTATCCGGTGTATCAGAACCGGACGGGCTCGATTGAGTTTATTGTGATGAACGACTTCAAGCCCTGGCACATGGCCTATTCCGACATCATGGATTACCTGCACGGGCAGAAGCTGCGTGCGGTGCTGGAGGACGACCCGGAGTATTTCTACGAAGGGCGATTCGTGGTCAACACATGGAAGTCGGAAAAGGATTGGTCGCGCATCACCATTGACTATGATGTGGGGCCCTACAAGTGGTCGCTCCTGTCCTCGACGGACGACTGGCTGTGGGACCCCTTCAACTTTCAAAATGGCGTGATTCGGCCTGCTCTGTTCAAGAACATCGCCGTGTCCACCGCCAAGAGAACCGTCAAGCTGGCCGCAGATTTGTTTGGAAGGGCTCCGGTCTGTCCTCAGTTCTTTGTGACCAGTTCGGACAAGCGGGGTGTGCACATCCGGTTCGTCAATCCCACTCTGGGGCTGGACGAGACCAAGCTGCTCACCGATGGCACCATTCAGTTCCCGGAATTTGTGTTATTCGGTAATCAGGGAGCAACCCTGGAGCTGTGGTGCGATACCGGGACCGGGACGGTGTCTGTAGATTTCAGAGTGGGGAGGTTGTGACCGATGTATAGCATTTATGCCGACGGCGTGTGCATCTACAATGATGTGTTCTCGCTGGACGATATGAAGGTCGTGACCCCCAAGCTGACGCTGGAGGACAGCGCGGCCGGCTCCCTTGAAATGACGCTCCCCCACACCAACAAGGCCTATGACACCATCATCCGCATGGTCACGGAGATCTCCGTGAAAAAGCATGGGGAAGAAATCTGGTCTGGCCGCGTCCTCTCGGAGAGCAAGGACTTTTGGAACAACCGGGTGCTCTACTGCGAGGGGGAGCTGGCTTATTTCAATGACTCGGTGCAGCCTCCGGCGGAGTATGCCGGAAAGTCTATCCGGGAGTATCTGGAGCAACTGATCTCCGTCCACAATGCCAAGATCGGCGCCAACCGGCAGTTTGCCATTGGCGCGGTGACGGTGGTGGATGAAAACTTCCCCACCTACTACACCAACTATGAGAAGACCATGGAGCTGCTCAATGCTCTGGTGGAGACCTATGGTGGTCATCTCCGAGTTCGGAAGGTAGATGGGGTACGGTATCTGGATTATCTGAAAGAGTACCCCGACACTTGCAGTCAGGTCATCCAGCTTGGTTCCAATCTCATTGACTTCACCCGGAATTGGGACTCCACCGAGTATGCCACGGCTATCGTACCACTCGGCAATCGGCTGGACGAGAGCCCTATCGAGGCGCTGGACGCCTATCTGACGGTGGAGAGCGTGAATAACGGCAGCCTCTATGTCCAGTCCGACGAGGCAGTCAAGAACTACGGCTGGATCGTCAAGACGGTGACCTGGGATGATGTGAGCGACCCGGCGACGCTGCTGGAGAAAGCAAAGGAGTATCTGGCCGACCTCCAGTTCGATAACCTGGAGCTGGAACTGAGCGCCCTGGACTTGCACTATCTGGATGTAAATACCGAGGCGGTCAAGCTGCTGGACGAGATCCGGGTCATCTCCCGCCCCCATGGTCTGGACCGTCTGTTCCCGGTGACCAAGCTGGAGATCCCGCTGGACCACCCGGAGAACACTCAGTTCAAAATGGGAGATTCGGTACAGGTCAGCCTCACCAGCGTCAGCAATCAGACAAATGCCGCGGTATTGGAGAAGATCGAAAATCTCCCCAAGGCTCACTCCATTCTCAAAGAGGCCAAGGAGAACGCCACCGAGATCATGAAGATGGCCACCACGGGCTACATCACCATCACCCAGGACGAGTATGGCTCGGAAACGCTGTATATTTCCAATGTCCGGGACTACACCAAGGCCGATAAGCTCTGGAAGTGGAACATGAACGGCCTGGGGTACTCCAATGACGGCGGAAAGACCTTCGGATTGGCCATTACCATGGACGGCTCCATCGTGGCCGACTATGTCAATACGGGCGTGCTCAGCGCCGATGTCATTCGGGCGGGCGTGCTGAAGGACATCAGTGGGAACTTTTCTCTGGACATGGCAACCGGCACGCTGACCATGAAGAAGGGCTCTATCGACATCGGAAACGGCAACTTCACCGTGGACGAGCAGGGCAACCTCTACGCACGGCGGGGCACCTTTGCGGGCACTCTGTCGGGCGCCAAGGGAACCTTCGGCGGTCAGCTGGTGGCGGCTACCGGAGACTTCAAGGGCGTGGTACAGGCTGAGGACTTCCTGGACCGTAACGGCAATAGCATGATGAATGGCAGCAAGTTTGCCTCTGACTATCTGGACCTCTACGGCATCACCATCACTAACCGGAGCACCGGGGAGATCACCTTCGCGGTCAGTTCTACCGGGCGCATCACTATCAACGGTCAGATCACTATGGGCGCAGGGAGTACCATCAACTGGGCCAATGTGGGCAACACCAATCTGGCTTACAACCCGGCTTATTCGATGGCGAATGACGCCTATAATCTGGCGGATGACGCCATGTGGGAGGCGGAAACGGCCTATGACCGGGCGGACCGGGCCTATAAGCTGGCCAACTCGATCGAAATGCCCGGTTACATCAAGTCGACCTATATCGACTCCACCACCATTCGCTCTCCCGTTATCGAAGGCGGGCAGTTCTATGGCGAGGAGTTTAACATCATCGCCGGGAGTGACTTTGGGAGCTTTAACTTGTACGGGCCGTATGGAAGCACTCGGTATCATATGCTCGCCATCGAATACTACGAGGGTGACGCCCCATATATCGACATTTACAGCCCCGCCGGCGGATACATCACCATCGGGCGACGAAGCAGCGGAGGTGTTGTCTACTTTGAGGGGCACGTCGACTTTAGCGGAGCGACCGTTCGAGGTCTGGATTTAGGAACAGGAGAATGACTGCCATGAAGACGAAACTGAAAAATTCCGTAGCGCTTGAGCGGCTGCATTCGCTCAAGCCATTTTTATCCCGCCGAGACAAGATCGGCTATGTTGCGGCCCGGAACTACCGTTTTCTTTCCAACTCTATCACAGAGTTTGAGACCATCCGCCTGAGCCTGATCGAAAAGTATGGCGTGGAGGGAAAGGACGAGCGGGGCGCGCCGACCTATACGCTCAAAATGGATTCCCCCAACTTCAAGAACTTCTGCGACGAACTGGCCCCCTTCAATGAGATGGAGCATGAGGTGGAGCTGATGACGGCAAAGTATGACGAGGTCGCAGGGAACTTGTCTGGAGAGGAAATTTTGGCCATCGACTGGATGCTGGAAGATTAGGAAGGGGTGAGTTGATTTGGCCGATATCAGCAGTTTTCTAAAGAAAATCATGGAGGCGATTTATGGCGAGGAGGTGCGCGGTTCCATCCATGACGCCCTGGCCGCCATGAATCAGGAGTCCTCCAGCGCTATGGAGTTTGCGGCTACGGCCAAGGACTCTGCCGCCGCTTCTTCGGAAAAAGCAAAGAGCGAAGCCGAGACAGCCATGAAAAAGGCTGCGGAGGCTCTGGATTCCGCGGGAAAAGCATCAACCTCGGAGACGAATGCCAAGGCGTCCGAAACCAAGGCAAAGGAATACTCCGACAGTGCCATCGACGCAGCTAATCGAGCCAAGGAGTCAGAGACCAATGCGGCCAACTCTGAGAAAGTCGCGCTTCAGGAGTCGCGAGAGGCCGAGGAGGCCAAGAATGCCGCGGCACAGAGCGAAGCGGAGGCAAAGGCCGCTGAGGAGCGGGCCAAGACCATCAAAGGTCAGGTCGAGACTTTGGGTGCTCAGGCGACCAAGGATGCTCAAACGGCCCAGGACGCCAAGAAAGCCGCGGAAACCGCCCGGGACGCCGCTAAGCTCAGTGAGACCAATGCTAAGGCTTCGGAGACCTCTGCACTGGAGTCCAAGACTGCCGCAGAGACGGCAAAGGACGAGGCTCTGGCCGCTAAGGAGAGCGCCGAAGAGGACGCCCTTGCTGTCGCCCAGAACAAGGAGGACGCCGAAAAAGCCAAGGAGGCCGCAGAACAGGCCAAGACCGATGCGGAAGAGAGCGCCAGTAACGCCGCCGACAGCGCCGCCAAAGCGGAGCAGTACAGCGGGAAACCGCCCATGCCTCAAAATGGAACCTGGTGGATCTGGAACGCCGATACCGGCGAATATTACGACACCCATATCAGCTGCGAGCTGCCCGGTCCCATCGGTATTGGCATCGACGATATTCAGTTGACCAGCGGTGATCACTCTCCGGGCACCACGGATGTTTACACCGTGCTGCTGACGGATGGCTCCTCCTATACCATCTCGGTCTACAATGGTCTGAATGGTACGGGCGCCGGTGATGTGCTTGGCATTTCCTTTGACCTGGTCATTCCGGCATCCGGATGGAAGGACGGTTCCATCACCATTGCGGATAGCCGTCTGCTGGCTCTGGCGACACACAAATATTTTCTCAGCGCGGATGAAGCCTGTAAGGAGGAGTTCATCGACTGTAATGTGCAGCCGAAGGACATCACCACGACGGGCTTCATTACTTTTACCAATGATAGCGACCCGACCATGGATCTGACGGTCAATCTCATTCGATTTGAGCTGTCCGGCAACGGGGCTATTCAGTGAGGAGGTGTAACCCGTGGAAATCGCAGTGAAAGCAACCTATGCCCATATGCTGAAAGATGACAGTCTGGTGGAGAACTCCGAAAAAATCTACATTGTGGAGTTCCACTTTGACGAGAGCTGGGACGGCTACACAAAGTCGGCTATCTTCGACGCCGGCGGCGTGCAGCAGCCTCCTGTGGAGCTTACGGATGACCGGTGTATCATCCCGGCCGAATGCCTGAAGAAAGGCGGCGTCAATCTCAAGATCGGCGTCACCGGGGTCAAGGGGGCGGAGCAAAAGGATACCGTCTGGTGTCTGACCGGCCGGATTATGTATGGGGTCGACCCCAAGCAGCTGATCCCGCCCTCCTACATCGGCGGGGATGTGACGGCGCAGATCCTGGAGATCATCAAGGAAAACACCGCCACCGACGAAGAGGTCCAGGAGGCGCTTGACGACGCATTCCAGTCTGAGTGGACTCCGCCCGATGATCCTGAAGACGATCCGGAGAGTCCGGACAATACCGCCACTGATGAAGAGGTGGAGGACATTCTCGATGCTGTTTTCGGCGAAGAGCCGTAAACAAATATTTTTAAGGGGGACATGTATATGTCTAAGCACACCACTCTTGACCAGCTGAAGATGCTGGCCCAGCGCACCAAGACCGAGATCGACGCTGTCGAGTCTAAGTCTCTGGTGGGCATCAAGGTCAACGGCACTGCCCTGGCCATCGCCGACAAGATGGTTGACATCCTGATCGGCACCGGCGCCACCAACGGCACCCTGTCCGTCAATGGCACCGACGTGGCGGTGAAGGGTCTGGCTGCCCTGGCCTACAAGGCTCAGGTTTCTGAGTCTGACCTGGACGCCGCCCTGACGGCTGTTCTGGCCGCCAAGGCCGCCAAGGCGGATGTGGACACCCTGATCGGCACCGACACCGGCAAGAGCGTCCGCACCATCGCCAACGAGGAGCTGGCTGCCCAGCTGATCCCCGAGGGCGCGCAGGAGTCCCTGAACACTCTGACTGAGATCGCCCAGTGGATTCAGGACCACCCCGATGACGCCGCCGCCATGAACACCGCCATCGCCAAGCTCAACGGCATCGTTGCCGGCATCGGCGGTGAGGATGACGACTACGCCACCGTGATGGCCGCCATCGAGGGCAAGATCTCCGCCGGCGCCACCAAGGTCGAGGCCTCTGAGATCAACGGCAACATCAAGATCGATGGTGAGGAGACCACTGTCTACACCCACCCCATTACTACCGCTGTTGCGGCCGGCTTTAAGAAGGTCGGCAACGACGACAAGGGCCATGTGGTGCTGGGCGCCGACGTGACCAAGCAGGACATCGTGGCTCTGGGCATCCCCGCTCAGGATACCACCTATCAGCCTGCCACCACCGAGGCGAACGGCCTGATGTCCAAGGAGGACAAGACCAAGCTGGACGGCATGGAGGTCGCGCTCGATACCGAGGTGACTGCCATGCTGAACGAGGTCTTCGGCACCACGGAGAACGGTCAGGAGACTGCCTGAGTAACCGCGAAGAGGGGGATGGGGTGATCCTGTCCCCCTCTTACTTTTCCTGAAAGGAGCTCTGACATGGCAGAGAAGAAAGTTACAACTCTTGGGCAGCTGCAAGCTTTGGCAGAAAAGGGGAAGCTCGATACCCTAAATCGTATCGACAAGCTTTTGGAGATCATCACCCCTCTGCTGGAGAGCGCACAGCATACCGGTATCACCGTTACTCTGCCGGCCGAGAACTGGAGCGGCAGAGCTCAGACTGTGCAGGACGAGTCCCTCTTAGCTGACGGAAACTACTGGTATATTGTGTGCGCCGACGCGGACTGCTTTATGGCGGCGAGCGAAACCGGCGTGAAAGCCGACAATATCACCGTTGACGGTCAGGTCACGTTCCACTGTGAGGTCACTCCGGTGGAGGATCTGACCATTTATATTTTGCGACTGGAGGTTGAGCAGAGCAATGAGTAATGCTAACGTCGGCAAGGTCTTTAACATGACCGGCGGCAACGGCGGAGGCGGCTCTCTGAAGCTGGAGACCCTGACCATCACCAAACAGCCCAACAAGACGGTCTATAAGTCCGGAGAGGCCTTTGACCCCACGGGCATGATCGTTACCGCGGGCTATGGTTATGGTCTCACTTCGGATGTGACCGGATACTCCGTGTCGCCTCAGACTTTGACGGACGGGGTCACGGAGGTGACCATCACCTATACCGAGGGCCGCGTCACCAAGACGGCTATGGTCTCTGTCACGGTGGAGAAGGTGCTGGTATCCATTGCCGTCACCACCAACCCCGACAAGATGACCTATAACTATCTGGAGCAGTTTGCTCCGGCCGGGATGGTAGTCACCGCTACTTTCTCGGATGAGTCTACCCAGGTCGTGGACGGATATACCTATCCCGATACCGCGTTCTCCACGCTGGGCGAGCAGGCGGTGGAAATCGGCTATGCCTATGAGGGCGTGACCAAGACCACCAGCCTGAATGTGATGGTCAACCCTGTTCAGGTGGCTGTTCCCGTTCAAAATGGAGTAATCACCTATGACGGGACAAACAAGACGCCTGCCTGGACCGGGTACGACTCGGTGAAAATGTCCATCAGCGGGGAAACCAACGGCATCAACGCGGGCAGCTACACCGCCCATTTCACACTGGTATATGGCTATGAGTTCCCCAATGGTACGGACGAAGCCGACGCCGAGTGGTCTATCGGCAGAGCGACCATCGCCTCTCTTCCCACCCAGAGCAATGTGCTGGCGGCCAACGGCACGCCGCAGACGCCCATCTGGGATGGCTATGATGTGGAGAAGATGACCATTGGGGGCGACCGGGTCGGAACCGACGCGGGCAATTACACCGCCACCTTTACCCCCAAGTCCAACTACCAGTGGTGGGACGGGACAACGGAGGCCAAGGAGGTCCAGTGGACGATCACCAGCGTCATCGTGCCCATCCCGACACAGAAGGGCTCCCTCACCTACAATGGGGCGGCCCAGACGCCGGAATGGGACAACTTTGACCAGGAGAACTCCTCGGTATCGGTGACGGCTCAGACCAATGCGGGAACCCACACCGCCACCTTTACCCTGCTGAACGGCATGTGGTCGGACGGCACCACGGGTAAGAAGACGGTGAACTGGACCATCGGCCGGGCGTCTATCCCCGCTGTCCCCGCCCAGAGCGGCTCGCTGAAGTATGACGGCAATCCCAAGACCCCGTCCTGGGACACCAATTACGACAGCAACAAGATGACCGTGTCGGTGGAGGCGAAGGTCAACGCCGGCACCGGCTACACCGCCTCCTTCACCCCGACGGCCAACTACCAGTGGTGGGACGGCTCCATCGAGGCCAAGATTGCGACCTGGGCCATCGGCAAGGGTGACCAGGTGGTATCCGTGAGTCCGGCAAGCGTGACGCTGAACACCAGCGCCCGGAGCGCCAAATTCACAGTGACCCGAAATGGCAACGGTGTCATTACCGCTACCTCCAACAACACCGGCGTGGCTACCGTCGGCAACATCAACCAGACCACCGGCGAGGTAACGGTGAACAGCGTGAACGATACTACGGGCACGGCTGTCATCACGGTCAAGGTGGCCGAGGGCACCAACTATCTGGCCGGCGCCGACAAGTCTGTTCAGGTTAAAGCTCAGTTCGTGACCATCTACGGCGTGGAATGGGACTGGACTTCCGGCGGCTCTACCAAGGGTACTCGCACGGACGGCGCGGTCGGGTTTGGCGACCCCAATCCGGCGGTGAACAACGGCTCCGGTTCCTCCCCCTTCGACAATCTCTATCCCTGGAATGGGATGGTGAAGGAAACTCGCTCCGGCGGCGTGATGGTCAAGGAGCCCAAGTATTGGTACAAGTGGACCAAGACGGGCAAGAAGCTGAAGCTCCAAATCGCGGACGGCCCTGTTGAGGGGTTCCATGTGGACCCGGTGAACATGGACCGGGGTGACGGCCTGGGAGAACTTGACTTCTCTTATATCGGCCGCTATCACTGCGGCAGCGATTACAAGTCCTCCACCAATGTGGCGCAGAAGGTGAACATCACCCGAAGCACGGCCCGGAGCGGTATCCACAATCTGGGCTCCTACATCTGGCAGATCGACTTCGCTCAGTTCTGGTACATCGGCATGCTGTTCCTCGTGGAGTTTGCCGATTGGAACGGTGAGCGGATCGGCAGAGGCTGTTCCGCAAGCGGTTCCAAGGAGAACAACGGCCGGACGGATGCCATGCAGTATCATACCGGCACCACGGCGGCCAACCGAAACAGCTATGGCTTTACCCAGTACCGGAACGTCGAGGGCTGGTGGGACAATGTCTATGATTGGCTGGATGGCTGTTACTATAACAATAATGGCCTGAATGTCATCAAGAATCCCAACCAGTTCAGCGACAGTGCCAATGGCGTACTCGTCGGTAAGCCGGTGGGTGGTTATCCATCTGACTTCACCATCCCGACACAAGATGGTCTGGAGTGGGCGCTGTTCCCGTGTGCGGCCGCAGGAAGTACCACAACGTATGTCCCGGATTACTGGGATTTCTACGGTGGTAGCCCGTGCCTGCGCCATGGCGGTTACTATATCCAGAGCCAGTATCACGGGCCTTTCTATATTTACTACTACAACGCGTCGTACCAGGGCGCCTACATCGGCTGTCGCCTCCAGGAACGCCCGCCGAAGGCGGCGTGACCACTCCCCTGCGGAGGAGGGGGTTTGGGGTGAGGGGCCCGCAGGCCCTTCCCCCAAGCTCCGCCTTATCAAAATTCAAAATGGAGTGAAATCACTCTGATAAACCGCTTTTCCTTTGGTAAGGGGAAAGCGCGGGGTCAACCTTGCAGCAGACGATGTCCCGGATAACTGGAATTTCAACGGTAGTAACCCGTGCCTGCACCATGGCGGTAACTATAACCAGAACCAGAATCACGGGCCTTTCTACATTAACTACAACAACGCGTCGAACCAGAACACCAACATCGGCTGTCGCATCCTTGCTGAGCCATAGGCTAACCCTCCATTTGGTAGTCAGGGTTCCTCACCCTTTCTATTACGCATCGTTGACCGCGCAGCACTTGCTGAAGATAAGCCGTCAGGACACAGCTTAGTACACTTCGGGCCAAGTCTCGCCTTGGAACCACCCGCGGCGATGGAACAGTTGTGAGGCTACAAGGAGGAAAACTATCCCTGATGAAACGAGTTAGAATTTACCAACAAATCATCTCCGATGAAAACCTGCGCCTGGCTATCCAGGAAGTCAATCGCGGTCACCGGAGAAACGGAGACCACAGTTTGAATAAGAAAGTCCTGGAAATCGAGGCGCATGTGGATGAATATGTGGTGAAACTCCGCAAGTTCATCGA